AGTGCCAGTAAGCAGATCAATTGGTGTGCTGGAAACAGCAATTATGCAAATTCCTGTTGAGGTATATAGAGGAAATGAAAGAATTGAAGAACCAATTTGGTTGGAAACACCAGATATTGAGAATAATGTTTCTCAAGCAGAATTTATTGGCACAACTTTAGTTCACATGGCCTTATTTGGTAATGCATTCTGGCAAACAACCAGAGGTGCACGAGGTATTTCAAATGTCAAGAACTTACATCCTACAACAGTAGCTGTAACTCTTGATGAGCGTGGCAATAAAATATATTCTGTTAATGGCACATTCGTTCCAACAGCAAATATTGTCCACATTAAGTTTTGGTCCAAGCCAGCAGCAACAGATGTTCTTGGCGAAGGTCCTATTCAAAGACACAGACAGATTCTTAGCGCAGCTTTGGATCTACAATACTATGCAGACAATTGGTTTAGACAGTCTGCAATTCCAACGGGTACACTAACAACAACAGAATTCCTATCTGAAGATGTAGCACTTGCAAATAAAAAAGCATTTGTTGAATCTCAGCAAAATAGATCTGTTGCTGTTTTGTCTTCTGGTCTAAAATATGAGGCTGTTAGCCTAAATCCAGAAGAAGCCCAATTCTTGGAAAACCAAAAATTCATAAATCGTCAGATTGCGAATATGTTTGGTGTTCCATCAATGTATCTTGGTCTATCGCTTGAAGGCGTAGGCATGACCTACACAAACGGTAACGAAGATAGAATAAAGTTATACGAAGATGGCTTACAACAGTACATCGTTCGTATAGAACAAGCCCTCACTGACCTTCTTCCAAGAGGACAATATGCGAAATTTAATATGACAAGTTTCCTACGTCCAAATCAGAAGAATAGATTTGAGGCATATGGCATTGCTCTTGATAAGGGATTTATGACTGTTAATGAAGTCAGAGAGTTTGAAGGAATGTTGCCATTGGCAGCAGGAAATGAAACGGTATCTACAGAAATAACACAAGACCCTATCAACGAACAACCAGTATAAAATGGAGTAATGAATATGGAAAAACGTATATTTGAAATTAGATCAGCAGATACTGAGAAGCGTGAAGTTTCTGGTATTGCAGTTCCATATAATGACACAATTGACATAGGTGGCGGATGGTCAGAGCGTTTTGAAAGAGGCGCAGTTGATACCAACGCCGATGTTAAATTGTTCCGTGATCATAAAGAAATTATCGGAACAGTAAAAGAGTTAAGAGACGAAGAAGATGGTTTATATATCACTGCTAAAATCTCTGATACAAATTTAGGAAATGAGACCTTGGAACTCGTCAAAGATGGAGCTATTCGTAGCTTCTCTGTAGGTTTCGTTCCAGTAAAAGACGAGAAGAAAGAAAAGACTATTATTCGCAAGAAGGTAAATCTAAAGGAAGTTTCTTTAGTTGCTTTCCCAGCTTATGAAGCAGCCTCTGTTGTAGAGGTTAGAGAAGAAGTCAAGGAGGAAATAATGACTGAAAACACAACACCAGATTACGATGCAGCAATTGCTGAAGTTCGTAATCACGCAGAAGCATTGGAGCGTAGACTTGACGTTCTAGCAACCTCAACTCCAGCTACACCTTCTGTTCCAGCATTCCGTTCATACGGATCCTGGGTAAAGGGAGTTGCAAACAATGATGATGCAGCTCTTGAACTATATCGTGCATTTGAGAACGCAGCTGATGGCTCTGTTCTTGCCGATTCAATTTTGAAGAACGCTTGGGTTTCGGATACAGTTCGTATTCTTAACGCAGGTCGTCCAACATACGCAGCATTCTCTTCTGGCGCATTGCCAGCAGACGGAATGACAATTGAGTATCCAGTATTGGATACAAACACCACATCTATTACTGAACAGGCTGCAGAAGCTGATGAGCTTGCATTTGGTAAGGTAACACTTACTTCAGCAACAGCTCCAGTAAAGACATATGGTGGATACACAGACATGTCACGTCAAGTTATTGAGCGTAGCTCAATCAACTACGTAGACGCAGCATTCCGTGCAATGGTTGCTAAATATGCATCCGTTACAAATACTGTAGTCCGTAATAAGCTTATCTCAGAAGCAGGAAATCTAAATTCATCTTCTGTAGCAGCATGGGACGCATCAGCTATCCTAGAAATGCTTGCAGATGCAGCAACTAAGGTAAACAACGACACTGGTCTTCCATTGCAGTTTATCCTAGCATCATCTGATGTATTTAAGGACATGGCAGGAATTGTTGATGGTTCAAACCGTCCAATCCTTTCAAATGCTGGCGCAACATCAAACACATTCGGATCAATCAACCCAGTTGGCTTGACAGGAAATATCCTTGGTCTTCCAATCGTTGTAGACCCATCACTTGCAGCAGGTTCTCTATATGTAGGAAACAGCGCAGCTGTAACCACATACGAATCAGCAGGTGCACCATTCCGTCTAAACGACGAAGACATTACAAACCTAACAAACAAGTTCTCTGTATACGGATACCTTGCAGTAGCTGCACAGGATCCAAAAGCACTTGTTCTCGTTGGAAATCCAAACGACTAATAGGAGTTTAAGATGAATTGGCAAGATCTAAAAGCTTATGTAGGATCATCAGACAATGATGACACATACGTAGAAGAGTGCTGGGATACAGCAAAAGACTTAGTAGCATCCTACATTCAGTCTGCAAATATTCCACCACAAGTTCTACGTCGTGTATACCTTGAAGTAGGATCTGAGCTATATCATCGTAGGAATGCTCCGATGGGAATTGCTCAATATGCAAGTTATGATGGTAATCCTGTCAGAATTGCTAGAGATCCACTCATCGGTGCATATCCTATCCTTAATCGTTATATGAAGAGGTTTGGATGACAATACAAGACGTTAAAGACACAATTAGTTCTGCTCTAATATTGGGCGGAGTTACAAAAGTCTATACATATCTACCAGAAAGACCAGTTCCACCATGTGCAATGCTTGAACCTGATGTTAATTTTATTAATACCAGAGAAGATTCATATGGAGTATTTTTTGCGACGAATTGGAAAATCAGACTCATGGTTCCATTTGGAGCTAATGACAAAGAGACAACTGAGTTAGATGGATATATAGATTATTTGTTACCCGTTCTTTGGGAGCATACAGATTGTCATCTTTTGTCTGTAGACAAGCCTTTCATAACGGAAGCAAATAACGCAAGTTATTTAACAACATTTTTAAACATTTCAATAGACATGCAAGGAGGAATTTAATATGTCAAGACTACGTGGTAAAACCATCGTATTTGAAGTAGACAACACAGAGTATTCTGGTGGAGTCTCAAATGTAAATATGTCATCAGAGCTCGGAGAACGCAGCTTTGGTGCATACGAAGAGTCTCTTGAATTCCGTTGCCAGGTTGTTGGATTCCAAGATTTCGCAGCAGCAAGCTTTCACAGCTATCTCTGGGATAATCCAGGAAAGACTGTAAGCATTACATATGCCCCACACGGCAATGTAACTGCTACAGCATCACAACCACATTTCACAGCAACAGGATATGCAGAAGTCCTACCAACAATTGGTGGCGCTGCAGGAGAGTATTTTACATACGACATTTCGTTCGTATTAGATGCTGCTCCTACAAGAGTAGAATCTTAATTTGAAGGAGTGGCAATGGCTGGCTGGACTGTAAAGGTTAAAGGACTTAATGAAGTTACAAGAAGCCTTAAGCAGTATGAAGGTGCAGCTGAAGATCTAAAAGAAGCTAACGCTAAAATTGGATCAAAAGTAGCATCAACGGCTGTTGCCACTTCACCAAAATTGTCTGGTAAATTAGCCAGCACAATTAAATCAAATAGAGCAGTATCTCGTGTTCAAATTAAAGCGGGTGGAGCAACAGTTCCATATGCTGGAGTTATAGAATACGGGTGGCCTGAAAGAAATATAGAAGCACAACCATATTTACGTAGGGCAGCATGGAATAACATGAATTATGTTATTGACCAGTTTGAGGCTAATCTAGAAAGTCTTAAACGAAAATATATAAGTAATAACTAAGAGAGGCAAAAATGGATATAAACAATTTAACAATGAAAGATTTGGCTGAAGTAGAGAAGCTAACAGAAATGTCAATGGATCTTTGGAATGATGCTCCTAAAGCATTACTATCAACAGCATTGGCATATGTATCAGCAAGAAAGACTAATCCAGATCTAACTTGGGAAGATGCACAGAATTGGACCATTGATGAAATGCAAAAGGTTGCAACTGTAGAATCCCCAAAAGCCAAACGCTCCTAGATATGATGGCTGATTTCTGTATAGCTACAGGAATCCCACCAGAAACATTCTGGGAGTTAACCAAAGAAGAATATGATGCTCTGATAAGAGCACACAACAGGAGGAACGCAAAGAGTGGCTAATCAGATTACGGTTGATATTCTTGCCAATACCAGGGGCCTTACAAATGGTATTAATGATGTAAATGGAAAACTAAACACATTAAATGGTCAGGTTGGTAAGATCAATTCTGCATTTGCAGGTATAGCCACAATATTTGGAGCAAAAATCGGCATTAGCTGGTTTAAAGATGCTATTAAAGGTGCGGAAGATGATCAAAAAGCTTTTGCAAGCCTAGCAGATTTATACGGTGCAGATGTAGATAAGATTGTAAAGAAAGTCAACGAAGTATCAGCAAAATTCTATGTTGACGATGGACAAATTGCTCAATACTTTGTAACCCTCAAATCAGCATTTTCATCAGAATTTGATAAGTTTGTTCCTACAGTTGTAGAAGCGTCAGCTACCCTAGCATTGCTTACAGGTAAACCAATAGAAGAAGTAATTAGCTTGTGGTCTAAAGCGTTAAAAGATGGCAAATTAACAGCGCAGGAAGTCCAGAAGCTTGGCATAGATTTAACTAAAGAACAAGAAGCTAAGTTTAATAGTTTAAAGACAACTGCTGAAAGATTGCAGTTTGTATTAGATATTGTAGCTCAGAAACAAAAGGGTGTTTTAGATAACATCCCAGCATGGCAAAAAATTGATTATTATGTAGGACAATTTAAAGACACAATTGGAGAAAAACTAATACCAGTAATTGAAAAATTAGTTGGATGGTATGAGAAATTAACTCCAGGACAACAGGAATTAGTTAAAGGAATTGCAACATTTGTTGTAGTTGTTGGTGGAATTGCAGCGGTTCTTGCTCCTGTTTTGTTTGCATTTTCACAACTGCTAATTATATATAAAGAATTAAATATAGCAGCAAAATTATATGCAGCAACACAAGCATTGCTTAATTTAGCATTCTCACCATATCTTGTAGTAATCCTTGCAGTAATAGCTGCAGGTGTGTTGCTTTATAAAAACTGGGATACAGTAAAAGAATATGCACAAATACTCTGGGATAAGATTAAACAATTATGGAGCTGGGTAAAAGATAACTGGCCTACCCTTCTTGCTATATTAACTGGCCCAATAGGTCTAGCAGTTAAATTAATTACAGATAATTGGGATAAGATAAGAACAACTATTTACAATGTATTTAATAATATTAGATCATTATTTAGCGGATGGATAACAGACTTTAGAGAATTTGGCGGAAACATTATTCAAGGATTAATTAATGGCGTTAATGGAATGATTGGAAATGCTGTAAGTGCAGTTAAGAATGTTGGAACTGCTATAAAGAATTCAATTAAGAGTTTGTTTGGAATAGGTTCTCCATCTAAGGTATTTGCAGAATATGGAAAGAATTTAATGCAGGGTCTAGCTAATGGTATTGACGATTCAGTTAGATTAGCTAATACTGCTATGGTTCAAGCCAGCGCAACAATTACTAATCCTTTCTCTGGTCCAATGTTGACCGCACCAACTAGAGGCAACAATATAAATGTCACTATTAATGCTGGTCTAGGAACAGATGCATACGAACTTGGAAGAACAGTTCAAGCAGCTCTAGATAAATATCAAGGCGTTAATGGTAGACGATGAACCTATTAGATGAATTAGATTTACAGATACGCACAAAAATAGATGGCGTATTTATTATTGGCACAGACAGAATTGCTGAAGCCTATTTAGCTTCCGATGCCGATTTAAATGATGATAGCCAATATGAATGGCAATCAATTATGAATGGCGTATTGTCAATGTCTCTTCGTAGAGGTGTTGATACTTATACTGGTGCTTATGTATTGCCAGTTATTAATGTTGGATCTCTACATGTTATTTCAAATAATCAAGCATTAGATCCTACGCTTAATCAATATTTACAGCCTAGATCAAAGATTAGATTAATTCGTAAAGGCGTAACCCCTGTGACAATATTCCAAGGTCGTGTAGACAATATCTATATTGACTATAGATCAGATACTCAAAAGCCATTAATTAGCTTTGATGTTATGGATCCAGTTGGAGAATTACAAGGAACCATGACTAAGTTATCTGGGATATCTACATCAGCAGATCAAACTTGGACACAAAGAATTAATGAGATATTGTCTAATGGTGGCAGAACAACTGCGGCGGGACCAAAACAATTAATCCGTAATATCTATGGAGGAAGCACATCACATGGATATTGGGAAGACAATAAGACTATATGGGAAGCATTAACACTTGCTTCAAATACTGAAGGTGGATTCATATACTTTGATAAAGCAAATGAATTAAATTGCTATGCATCTGAAGAAATACCAGCAGCAGCACCTAGTATTTATTTTAGTAATATTAATCCAGCAGCAGTTATTTATGGATTTAAGAATATATCTGTAGATTACAATACTCAATCTATTATTAATCAGGTTCAAGTTACAAATACTTGGGGCTATCAAACAACAACATATGACCAAGAATTAATTGGTGAAGACTATGGAACATGGGTAACAGTTACTGCAATTGATACTAAGCCTAAAGGTCCTTATTCTTCCGACGCATCAATAAATAAAAATGGCACACACGCATTAAATGTAAATACCAACTTTAATTTAAAGAATGGTGACTCAGAGCTAGAAGCCTGGGCAAGTAAGATTATTAACAAATGGAAGTATCCTTCCACACTTGTTAAAGAAATTGAATGGAATGCTAAGGACGACTTAGTAAATGCTGCAGGAATAGATATTCTTGATGTAGTCTCCATTGAATATCAGACAGAAACGCTAGGGTTCACAAAAGAATTGACCATCATAGGTATCCAAATGGAAATCAATGCTGATCAAGACACCTGGCGTGTAAAATATATATTGTTTCCAAGGAG